AAATAAACATGGGAAATTATCACAATACCACAGGAGAATGTGGACTGCAATTAGAAGTTTTTGAAAAGAAAGCTAAAACTCAAAGCGAAATAATTATGAAGTTTTTAAGTTCGCAACCATTAGTAGAATACGGAGCTTCTCAGCTTCTTAGGCTAGTGTTTAACGGCTCTATTCCTATAACGAGTGTTAGGCGCTCAATAAGTGATTTGGTCAAAGAAAACAAGCTAATTTACACAGGAGGAACAAGAGAGGGAATGTTTGGAAGGAACGAGAATTTAATTAAGTTTAAATCGTAACCAAATAAACGCCACTAATTTAATAAATTGGTAATAATTTAATTATGATAACAAGAGAAGAATATAATAAAGCATTAGATATTGTAGAGGCTTACCAAAAGAAATTATTTATGGCTATTGACGGAATTAGATACGCTTATGTTGACGTTAATTTAAGAGATAACGAAAAAACATTAATCGGAGATTGGGATAAGAATGACGAATGCTCTATAAGGCTATCCAATATTTTAAGACCACACGAATACTCGCCAACAAAAAAAGATTTACCGAAATACATAGAGGATTTTACTAAGAAGGGGTTTCTGAGATTAAGAAATGCGGGACACGCAAGTTGGAAAGAATTTACAACATTGAGAGGGTATTAACGTAGTTTACAGTAAATAACTTAGTGTAACATCCAGTTAAAAAGCATTTTAATAAATGGACTTCAATTCAGATTTTAAATATGATTTAAAGGTTGGGCAAGTTGCAGAAGAATACCTTTCTGAAATTCTGAGCGGAAAAAAAGTTGAGGTAAAGAATGATTTACAAGCGCATAAAACTGGAAATGTATTTATTGAATACTTTTCAAGAGGTAAGCCAAGTGGAATATCAACATCGGAAGCGGAATTTTATTGTATTGTAATCCAAAAAACTCTAATAATTTTACCGTCTGAAAACTTAAAAACTTTATGTCGGAAATACATAGGCGGAAAAAGAGATATAAAAGGAGGCGATAATAATACCAGCAAAGGAATACTTTTGCCAGTCAAAGATTTGTTAAAATGAAGCTAGGAAAACTATGAAAATAACAAACGAAGATAATATGGAACTTATGGCAAGGTATGAAGATAATCACTTTGACCTTGCAATAGTTGACCCACCTTATAAAAAAGAAGTTACTGGATTAAAAGTAGGATTTAACAGAAGTGAATTTAATTATGAAGCACTAAGCACTCCACCAACAAAAGACTATTTAAAAGAATTATTTAGAGTAAGTAAGAATCAAATAATGTGGGGATTTAACTATTATTTAGAATTGTTACCAAATACAGATTGTGTTATATTTTGGAATAAACATCAGAACGGACATTTTTCTGAAGGAGAATTAGCTTGGTCTTCTATTGGTAAAACAAAAGTTTATGATAGAGCTTATCAAAAAGATATAGGAAATAAAATACACCCTACACAAAAGCCTTATCAGCTTTACGAATGGTTATTAATGAATTACGCAAAAGAGGGAGATAAGATATTAGATACTCATTTAGGTAGTGGCTCAATTGCTTTAGCTTGTCATAATTTAAACTTTGATTTAACAGCGTGTGAATTAGATGCAGAGTATTACAACGCAGCGATGAAAAGACTTAAACAACATCAACAACAACTAACAATGTTTTAAAATGAAGCTAGGAAAACGAAAGTGCAAAAATTGCGGTGAGGAGTTTCAAAAGGAAAGACCATTGCAATCTGTTTGTTGTTTCAATTGTGCGGCTGAACTATTACTAACAAAGCAAAAAAAGGATAATGCAGCGGCTTGGAAGTTAAAAAAAGCAAGACTAAAAGAAAGCCTCAAAACTCTAGGAGAATACAAGAAGGACTTACAAATTATCTTTAATAAATACATAAGGCTAAGAGATGCAAAAGAGCCTTGTATAAGCTGTCAAAACAAAACCCTAAAGAAAGTTAACGCTGGTCATTACAAAAGCGTAGGAGCGCATCCAGAACTAAGGTACTCAGAGTTAAACGTGCATCTTCAATGTGAATACTGCAATACCCATTTACATGGAAACCTAATCGAATATAGAAAGGGTTTAATAAATAGAATAGGGTTAAAAGAAACAGAACTTTTAGAAGGTCACCACGAACCAAAGAACTACACAAAGCAAGATATTTTAGACCTTATGAAGGTTTATAAATTGAAAATAAAACAGATTGAGAATAATATTTAAAAAAAAATAATACATTTGACTCATGGAATCTTTGGAATATTATTACAAAGAATGGATTTCCGCTGAATTAAGCGGAGATGACCAATGGGCTGAGTTGTGCAAAGAAGAATATAAACTTGCGGTACTGGAAACCTTAAAACAGGAATATAAAGAGTACTTTATGGAACTGGGGGAATATCCTCCGATTTATTTAAATTAACACAACCATGAAAGAATCAGAATTTAAAGAAATGAATGATTTTCACGAGAGAATTACAACTATTATAGACACATATACTAAAGTTGTTTCGGTTCTTGTTGGCGTTGTGATAGTAGTTATTTGTTGTTTATTAATATTTTAAAATTAAAAAAATGGAAACATTAAAAATGTCTAGGGTTAAACCAAACCCAGATAACCCACGATTAATAAAGGATGATAAATATAAGAAGCTAATTGCCTCAATAACTCAATCGCCTTCATTTATGATTTTAAGACCAGTTATATTAGATGAAACTTTAATGATATTGGGTGGAAACATGAGATATAAGGCTTGTAAACAATTAAAATGGACTGACATACCTATTAAAATATTTACTCAAAAACAAGCCGATGAAAATAATAAACGCAGAAAAAAGGAGGGACTAGAGGAGGCTACTTATATTGACCAATGTCGTGAGTTTATAATTAAAGACAATATTGGTTTTGGAGAGCATGATTGGGATATTTTAGCAAATGAATGGGATGCAAAAGAACTTGAAGAATGGGGATTAGAATTAAACATAGATAATGCTATTGATGATTTAGAAGAAAATGATGATATTGAGTTACCTCAATCAGTTCAATTAAAACCACCAAAAGAATATATACTTATTATGGCAGAACCTAATTCCGTTGATTGGGAAGAAATAAAGGAGACTTTAAAACTAAAAATGGTTCGCAGGGGTGGATATAAAAAAGGTAGTGGTTTTGATGCAGTTAGTTTAGAGCGTGTATTATATTGGGATGAATTTAAAAAAAGATTAAAAGATGTTGATAGCAGTACCGAGTAAAGGACGAGCAGGACTTACCACAACAAATAAAATATTGCCTAATGCAACTTTTTTTATACCTGAAAGTGAATATCATCAATACAAGGGATTAGTTAAAAACATAGTCTGCATTCCTAAAGAAGTAAGGGGGATTACTAATACTAGAAATTGGATATTAAAAAACACAGACGAGAAATGGGTGGTGATGTTAGATGATGATGCTAAAAATGTTGGATATAATTTTCTAGATAAAAGAAATACAAAAAAAATAGAAATTAGAGAAGAGGGTTTTTGGATGGAGGAATTTTTAAAGTTTTTTGATTTAAGTGAACAAATGGGATATAAAATTTGGGGAACAAGAACTGAAAGCTCACCTAGAGGAACTTACCCTTACAAACCTATTTTAACAAGAAGTTACGTTACTGCTTCATTGATGGGGATTATAAATGATGGAGAATACTATTTTGATGAAAATTTTCCTGTGAAAGAAGATTATGAAATTTGCTTAAGACATATAAAAGATAAAGGTGGGATTCTAGCAATTAGGTATTTGCATTGGGAGAATGACCATTGGGGAAAAGATGGAGGATGTAAAGACTACAGAACAATAGAAATGGAAAAGAAAGCAATCAAAGATTTGATAAAATTATATCCATCAATGATTTCAAATGTAAAAAGAAAAGCTAACGAGTTTACAATAAAATTAAATCTATAATGAACGAAAGTAGACATATAAAAAAGGAATCACTATTAAAATCACTTGAACAAAGTTTAGGAATTGTTACAGTAGCTTGTAAGAAAGCAGATATACCAAGAAGCACATATTACAAATGGTTAAAAGATGACGAATCGTTTGCTGATAAGGTAAAAGACATTGAAAATATTGCATTAGACTTTGCAGAATCTCAACTGCACCAGCAAATTAAAACAGGCAATTCAACGGCAACTATTTTCTTTCTAAAGACCAAAGGCAAAAAAAGGGGCTATGTTGAACGCCAAGAAATATCTCATGAATTTGAAAGCGGTAATATTTCATTCATAGTTGAGGGCAATGAGCCAGACGTTAGATAAAATCCCCTTTAGAATAAGCTCACTATTCAAAAAGAATATTGAAATACCTGAAGGCGTTGACTTAACTGTAAATAGAGGAGGAACTTCAAGCGGAAAAACTTACTCTATCATGCAAGTGCTTATAATAAACGCATGGAACAATCCTAACACGATAACTACCGTTGTAGGGCAAGATATACCAAATTTAAAAAAAGGAGCTGTAAGGGACATTCTAATGATAATATCCGGCTCAGATTGGTGTAAGAATATTGTAAAATTTTACAACAAATCAGACCGAATAATATATTTCTATAACGGCTCAATAATTGAATTTAATTCTTATGATGACGAACAGGATGCAAAGAATGGTAAAAGGGATTACGCTTTTTTTAATGAGGTAAACGGTGTTGATTATGGAATATTTGAAGCTATTTATGTAAGGACTAAGGTTCATACTTGGGTAGATTTTAATCCTTCTGGAGAGTTCTGGTTGAGCGATAAGAAAATAGAGGATAGGGAAAATGTAAGAACTATCCAAAGTACTTATGAGCATAACCCATTTCTAGACAAATCTATAATTGACAAAATAATAAGCTATGAACCAACAGCAAAAAACATTAAGCAAGGAACAGCAGACGAATACCGTTGGAAGGTTTACGGCAAAGGTGAATATGCTCCACTAGACGGTGCTATAATTAAACGGTGGGAACGAGGCAAGTTTGACGATTCACTTACATATTTATTCGGTATTGATTGGGGATATACTGACCCTTTTACGCTCACTAAAATAGCCGTTGACCAAAGCAAAATGAAGATTTATGTCAAGCAAATCAGCTATACAAGTGGCTTGTCTATGAGCCAAATCCTTGAAATAGTGCAGCTAAATTGCTCTAAGGATGACCTAATACAATGCGATTCAGCAGAGCCAATGAATATCAGATACTTGAGAGATAATGATTATAATGCTCTAGGAGCTTGGAAGGGTAAAGGCTCAATCATAAGCGGTCTAAGGTGGTTGCAAGAATACTTAATTGTGCTAGACGATAGCCCAGAGATTGAAAACGAAATGAACAACTATATATGGGCTGAGAAAAGAAGCGAAACGCCTATTGATAAATTTAACCACGCTATTGATGGAATTAGATACGCTTATGCTTGGTGGCGATTCAATGTTTTTAATGACTAAAAAGGTATTACCTATGCAAAACGTATTACCTTTGAGAGATGAAAACAGCAGTAATTTCACTAAAGGTATTACCTAACCATAAAAAGGTACTTCAAGAACGAGCAGTCGAAAACGGATTGACTCTAAGTAAATATATTATTTCGGTTTTGTTTCCAGAGCAAAAGATTAAAAAGGAGTTCACGCCTTTACCTTTACCGGAAGTGTATAAACCTTTGAAGCAAAGACTTAAAGAGGAATCTGAAAGGCGAAAAGCTCCACAACTCTCACAATCAGACGTTGAAAATATGGTTAAACGGAACAAAAAACGGAATTAAAATGATAGAGGAAAGAGAAAATGACACGACCCAAGAGGACGAAGAGTTTAATAACTTAATTCTTCAGTCACACGCCAATGAATTAATTAACAAACATTACTCAGCCCATTTTGGTCATCAAGATTTATTGCCGGAAAAGCCTAAAGAACTATTTAAGAGCTTAATGGTGAGCAGCGCAATAGTAACTACAACGGCTCAGATAGATGTTGTTCTAAGCTTCAGCAAACACCAAAGCAATTCAATGTTTGATGGGACTTTGGAATATTTAAAAGCTCTACTATACGAATTAGAATCAAGATTATAAATAATTACACAATTTAACGGAAAAACCTTATAGTAAATTATTATTCGTAAATCCTTATTTTTGTACAAAATAAAATTAAATGAGTTTCTCAACTTGGTTAAGGGGTCTTAATATTAGACCAGCGGTTACAAATCAATTCTTTTCACTAGCTGAGCCTAGTAATAACAACTCCTTGTCTGATGCGAAGGCAATGGAACAGGCGTTAATTTCTGGGGCTTGGTACTCAATCAGTCAAACAGCAGCCAAAGCGGTTGCTTCTTTACCTATTAAATTAGCAGTCGAAAACGCAAAAGGAGAGTTTGAAGAAATAACCGAAGGCGATTATTATAACTTAATCTTTTATCCTAACAAAAACCAAACACTTTCAGAGCTTTGGGAACTGCAAAGCCTTTACTATTTTATTAATGGTGAATTTTACAACTACCATCAAAGGGAATCTGTTGGTTTTGTGGATGGTGAAATACTAAGTTTGCCGCCAGAAGCAACAACCGTATTAACAAGCGAACTAGGAAAAATACTATCCACAGTAACAGGCTATGAATTTACCGACAGAGGGCAAGTACATAACATAAACCCGGAAGACATTCTTCACGTTAAAATGCCTAACCCAACGCTAGAAGGTAGAGAATCAAAGAACGGATTAAGTCCTTTACAAGCTGGGCAAAACATTTTAAACGGCTCAATTAACATCGAAACTGCTCTAGCTTGGTACTTTGAAAATAGAGGGGCTAGTATGATTCTTTCCGGTGATAGCTCTGACCCTTCAATGAGCTTAAAAAGTAGTGATAAAGCTGCCTTAGAATTGTCTTTGATGCAAAGGCTAGGCGGTGCGTTCAAAATGAATAAGTCAGTTGTAACCTCAACGCCAATTAAAGCAACTCAATTAAATGCTTCTTCTAGTGATATGCAAATGATTGACAACCAAAATCTAGTCATTGAAAGGCTTTGCGCTTTGATTGATATGCCGCCGATATTAGTAGGCGTTAACACTTCAAGCACATACAACAACGTAAAAGAAGCCAAGACGCAGATGGCAACTAACTTAACAATCCCAACTGCTGAGCGCTACATTAAAGGGTACGATAGAACACTATTAAAAGAGTTTACAGAAGCCACAGGCAAAAGGCATATAATGTATGTGGATAAAGGTGAAGTTGACGTATTACATCCAAGCAGCGAAGAAGTTCGGGACCAAAATAGAAAAGATGTTGAGGCTGGTATTATGACACCAAATGAAGCGAGAGCAAAAAGCCCATTATCGTTAGACCCAATGGATGACCCACAGGCGGAGGAACTACATTTTAAAACTCAAACACCAGTAAATGGAAACTAAAAAAAGCGAGTTGGTTTATTCTACAAGAAAGAAGCTAAACAAAAGCGACATAAAACAATTGAAACAGGTTAAGTTGAAGGCTATTAATGATAATAAAATTATAACAAAATGAATATCCAAGAGCTAATTAAAAACAAAAAAGAAGCCATTAAGTTAAAAAAGGCTGAATTAAAAAAGTGCAATGTAGTTGACTTACCTTCCATTAAAACGGTAACGACTAAAGGCGCATTACTTAAAGAGGATAATGAAGATGAGCTATTCAGAACAATTGTCGGCAATACATACGGATTCATGGATAGCCACGATGACGTACACATCAAAGGAATTTTTACGAAGTCAATCAAGGAGAACGGGCAAAATGTCTTACACTTACACGACCACGTTCACCAATTAGACGCAAAGGTTGGCACTCCATTAAAGGTATATGAAGAAGCCGTTGACTGGATGGATGTTGGGCTTGATAAGATAGGAAAGACAACTGCTTTATTAATGGATTCAAGAATTGAAAAGGCTAGAAACCCTAACATATTTGCAGATTATAAAGGCTCTCAAATAACGCAACATAGTGTTGGAATGCAATATGTCAAAATGGAGTTAGCCGTAAACGATTCAGACGAAGAAGAAGAGTTTGCTATTTGGGAAAAGTACAAAAGCGAGGTTATTAATTTAGACCTGGCAGAGGAAAAAGGATATTTTTGGGCGGTAACTGAGGCAAAACTAATAGAGATTAGTTGCGTCATTAGAGGCTCAAATGAATTAACACCAACACTAGAAGCACAAAAGAGCGAATTGGAAAACCTTGACAATGTACTAGGTGAAGAAAATTCCTTACTTTTGCGTAAAGCACTTGCAGAAAATAAGCCGTTGAATTTGACACTTGTAGATAATAAGCCGCTAGAATTAAAATCTATATTTCAAATCATGGCGGAAGCCAAAAATTAAAAAGATGAAAAAAACATTTTTAGAGTTCCTAACCGAAAAAGGAATTAACGACTTAAAAGAAGTTGCAGTTGAAAAACAAGGTGAGTTGTATACTGAATATATTTCAGAAACTATAAAATCACTTGACAGCGCAATAAAAGACAATGCTACTAAAGAAGAACTAGAAGCAATGAGAAAGGATATTAATGATGCTGCTGTAAAAAATACAGACGTTACTAATAACATCCTTAAAACTCAAGGTAAAGCAATAAAAGAAGCTTTAGACAAGTTGACTGTATCTGCTCCAGTATCTGAATTTAAGAGCATTGAAGAGCAATTAATTGAAAACAAAGACATTTTGACTAGAATGAAAGCTGGTGAAAAGAAACTTTCTTTTACAATTAAAGCCGTTGGAGATATGGGAAACCAAACTTCTCCTACAAATGTAACTGGTGATGTTCCTCAAGCTGAAAGAATATCTGGATTAAACACAATTGCAAGCAGAGAAGTTCGCTTTTTAGACGGCTTACAAGCTGGTTCAATTGCTTCTAATCTAGTGGAATGGGTTTACCAATCGGGTAAAGACGGTGCTGCTGGTGCAACTGCTGAAGGTGCTGCTAAAAACCAAATTGATTTTGATATGGTTGTGGCTTCTCAAAGAGTTGAGAAACAGTCTGCTTACATTACTATTACTGACGAAATGCTAGAGGATATTCCTTTTATGGCTTCTGAGGTGAATGGTGAATTAATGCGTGAGCTTTCTAAAGCTGTCGAAGCAAGTGCTTTTGGTGGTAACGGAACAAGCCCAAACTTGAACGGTGTAAATACTGTTGCAACTGCATGGGCTGCTGGGACTTTTGCTACTTCTGTTGCTAATCCTAATATAGTTGACGTTCTTAGAGTTGGTGTTAATCAAATAGCATTAGCTGAACAAGAAGCGCCAACTGCAATATGGATGAACCCAAGTGACGTGACTACTTTACAATTGACTAAATCAAATGCTACTCAAAACTTGTATGCAACTGAATTGGCTCTTATAGCTGGTCAATTAATGCTAGACGGTATTCCAATTTACAAAAGCACTTTGGTTACTGCTGACAATTTCTTAATGGGAGATTTTACAAAAGCTCACATGAGAACTAGAAAAGGCATGACCATTGAAGTTGGAATGATAGCGAATAACTTTATCGACAACTACAAGACTATTCTTGCAGAATGGAGAGGAGTTGTATATGTTAAGAACAACGACAGAACATCATTTGTAAAAGGTGTTTTCTCGACTTCAATTACTGCTCTTACTGCGTAATTTTAAGTAAACAATAACTATTAAAAGCCTCGATTTATTCGGGGCTTTTTTTTTGCTTTTTATTTTGTATTTTTGAAACAAATAAAGAATATGAAAATTATAGCTTTAAAAATGCCTAACGGCAAACGCCAAACCTTAGTAATAGGGAACGAATACGAGGTTACGGAAGAAATAGGAAAGATTTTAATTGACTCAAAAAGAGCCGAACTAAAAGGAACTAAAAAACAAATAAAGAAAAAAGCTAAATAATGGAAACTACAATTGTAACATTAACAGACTCATTTCAGTTAGTCGGAACGGCTGGGGCTTGGAAGGTAATCCAAGTACTAAATCAAAACGGTGCTGATATTTATATTGGCGATACTCCAACAGGTAACGGCTTCACGCTTGATAAACTTGACGGTATGACTCCAACAGGATGGGTTGACGCAAACATATACGCTAAAAGAAGGTCAACAGACTCCGATAAAGTTATTACGGTAGCAATAGCAGCTTAATGAGAAAGATAGGCGAGATTAACGGTTTAAGGGACTTGGGAGGGCATTCTTTAAGTGGAGGAAGTACGCCTTCGCCTTTCGTTGGAATTTTAGACACTTATACAAATGCCCAAGTTGCTTTTTCTTTAAGAAGATTAAGCGTAAATTATACCGGTAATTTAATTAAAGTTAGGGAATCTGTTGGAGGCTCAGAACTAGACATTGGTTATGATGCAAGTAATGTATTAGACCAAAGCGCTTTATTGGCTCATGTTGGCTCTGGTGATGGATTCGTGACAACTTGGTACGACCAAAGCGGAAACGTAAACCAAGATGCCGTTCAGCCAACCGCTTCAGCTCAATTTAAAATAGTTAATGCTGGAGTTGTTAATTTATCTAGCGGCAAACCTAGCTTATTAGTAGGTGAGAATAATACACAATTAATGAGTACTCCGCCTATTATAGAATCCTCAGAAAGAAGCCAATTTTGTGTTTTAGAAAAAAAGGGTGCTAATAGAGGCGCATACGCTGCTATTTATGTGCAAAATGCAGCCGATTATATTCAATTATATGTTCCGGGTTCTGTGTTTAATTATTATAATGGGGCAAACGTGGCGCTGACTGGGGCTAACTTTACTTTAAATACTCCACAATTAATTAATACAAATCAAGATACAAGTATTGGAAATGCTTATTTAGATGGTCAAAACATTCCTGTATCAATTGGAGGCGCTACGGGTAATATTAATGCTGAGATAATTTTAGGTGGATTTGCTGCCAACGGAATGAACGGTAATATGTCGGAATATATTAACTGGATAGGTGACAGAAGTACGGATAGGGTAGGAATTGAAAGTAATATTAACGCATTTTACACAATTTATTAATGTATTATACAGGAACTGAATCAGAATGCGAAGCCTACAATAAAAAAGTAGTTAAGGGCGAAAAATACAGCGGCTTAACTATAAATTGGGCTGATGTAACAAAGAGAAATTTAAAAGATGAATATGCTATTTTAGCAAATAGTAAATACACATCAACATTAAATTTAATTGAATCTTTGCCTAGCGATTGGTACAAAAGCAATCATATATGAAAGTTAAATTTATAAAAGA